GATTTGACGAAGGTTTCAAAGCCTGCTGTCGGAATGTTGGGGTTTCCGAACTGCACCTTTTCGCCGGGTGCAAGGTGAATCGCCATTCCCGGCCCCATTTCATACTCGTTTTCGCTGCCGGAAATTCCTGTGCCCGGATTCTCGCCCGGAATACCGGCGATATCCCCGCCGCCGACCTCGTTGATTGGAATTTGGGCGGGGTCCGTCGCCGTTTCAATCCACGCTGTAAAGAAGCTCTGCACAAGCGCAGCCATCAATTCCGATTCCGTGTAGCGCCGGAGCTGCAAAAGCGGTTCAATGACCTGTGCCAGATACGGAACGCCGCGGTACTGGTCGGGTCGCTCGGAAGTCATAATTTGCAGGATGTTCGGCAGGCCGGTACGCGCACCGTATGCCAGCACACGCGTCCACTCGCGCTTTTCATCGAGGATTGTGGAGAACGGATAGGTATTGCAGATGTGATACGCAAGCACGCGTCCGTCGCTGTCAACCTCCACGCCGTCGTAGACCTTGTGACCCGCTCCGGGCTTCCCGGGTGGAATCTCACCGGCAGACAAATTCAGCAGCGAGAAACCGCCGTATTCATCCGGGGTGCAGATGCGGTCTGCTTCGATCAGGTGGACACGCAGAGAATACGGGTTCAGAGCCGTCGGCTCATAGCGCTTGAAAAGCGCAAAGACGTCGCCGGACATCAGCCATGCCGTCAACGCCAGCTGCTGCAACCCGGAGAAATTATTCAGGCCGAGCGCGTCGCAGTTCTGCGGCTTCGAGGCCCAAACGCGGAACTCTGCTTCCGCTGCCCGCTGCCACTGCTTCGCCGCTTCCGGCGACATACCGAGCACATCGCGGTCGATAGACGATTTCAGCGTCAGCCCTGTCCCAACGACCTTTGTGCGGTTGGTGTTGATGGCGCTCGTTGCCACCGGCGCGGCCATGTAAAGCATTCGGCTACGCTGCCGGAGCGTTCCGTTGTTCTGGTTGATATCTTCATGCGGAGAACCGCTCGACGGCGTAAAGCTGCGCAGCGCCCGCTTTGTCGTGCTGGCTCCGGCTTCGCTGTATCCTCTCGCCGCCACGCGCCGGACAGCTACTTTTTCGCTCAATGTGCATCGCCTCCTGTGGGTGAGAATAAACACAGCAGGAACGCACGGTTTCGCATTCCTGCTGTGTTGATATTGCACGCGTGCATTTTTTCGGGAAAAGCGCACGTGTGAGTCGGTTATAACCGCGCTGCCCGACAGTGAAAGAAGCAAAGTCTGTCAGGCTGCGCGGTGCAAAAGCCCTTCCGGGCGAATTGCCGTATGTATCATTTTCGTGACCTCACGAAAAAGGTCACCAGTCGCGGGGAATCACGCCGAATGCCTTGCGGCGCTTGCTGCCGTTCAGCTCTGACGTCAACTCGTCAATCTCATTCTCCAGCTGCTTGATTTCCTCGGACAGCGCCGGAAGATCAAAGCGGGTGAGTTGGCGGTCGTCGATCATATACGACTTCACGCCGCCGTCAACCAGCTTCGTGTATGCGTCGTAGAGCTTTTCGAGTGCCTTTTCACGGAATGCAAGGCGCTTTTCGATGATAACTCTGCTTGCCATAGGGGGCCTCCTTACCATTCATCGTAGTATTTTTCAATCGCCGGGCGCTTCGGTGCGGCCGCGTGCTTTGCGGGAGGCGGCGCGGACTTCGACACTGCCTGCGTTTTCGCCTGCGCGGCTTCCTTCAAGCGCCGGTCGATTTCGTCCAGATTTTTGGGCAGCGCCTTGAAAGCGGCCATTGCGTAGTTGCGGCAGTCCAGAGCCTCGTTCCGCTCATGCCCGGGCAGTTTTTCCCATACCCAAGGCTGCTTGTTCGTCGCCTTGTAAATCAGGCGTTCGGATAGCAGCCCGGCGAAATAAGCGCTCCCATAATCATCCCGGCGCGGAAAGTGACAATACTTTTCGCCCGGGGTCAGAACTGAAAGATTATCCATGATGATCTGCTTTCCGGCATCAACGCCCAGCTGATATTGCCAGCACATACCGATGAAGCGCTGGCCCACGACGATTTTCATTTGCTTCGGAGGCGCGGTATAGGGCTTATCCGGCCCGGACATTCCCTTGATGCAGAATACCTTTTTGCCGATTCTGGCCCTGCATTGCAGGCGGACATCCTGCGTGAAATGACCGCCCTCGTCAACAAAGGACATGGACACTTTCAACCCAACGTCGTTTTCAAAGCGCAGCACGCGGTCAAAAACCATTTCGTCGAGCTTCGCCCATGTTGCATCTGCATCCGGGCGGCCCATGACGATGCCTTTTTCAATGCCCCATGTCTCTCCGAAGTGGCCGTGACCGACGATCTCATATTCCATGCGGTCGTCCTGCGTATCTACACCGGCTGTCAGCACAAGAACGCCGTCCGGCAGCTCTGCAGGGTATTCCTCGCGCCGCGCCAGCAGGCTGTCTTCATCTTGCAGATTGCCGCGATCCTCCCACAGCTCACCGAAACAGGTGTTGTAAACGACCTGCAGCTTTCGGGTGTTCCCGATAGCGTTCAGGTATTTCAGGATGATGGATTCCCATGATGCCCACTGGCTTACAAAAGCGTTCAGCCAGAATGAGCGCGTACCCTGATCGTAGGCGGTCGGATTTTCCGCTTCCCACTTTGCGTCGGCGCGCTTCATTTCCAGCTCGGAGGACACCGCCGCGCAGCTGGGGCAGACATAGAAAATGCTGCCCGGCTGAATCTTATAGGTTTTCCGGCCAGCGGCTTCGCTGGTGCTATATTCGTAGCGAATGTCTTTCCAGCAGATTTCGTGATATTTGCCGCAATGCGGGCAGCGGGACTTCCAGCGCTCCATGGTGCCGGTTGCATATGCCGCTTCAATATGGCTTGCGCCCTTGACGGTCGGAGTGGAAACCTCGACGGCCTTGGCATTATAGAATGTGGTCTGACGCGCCATCGCCAGATCCCACGGGTCACCTTCGTTGCCTGCGCTTGTTGCCCAGCGGTCACGTTCGTCACCGAACACATACCGGATAGGCTTGGAGCAGAGCGCGTGCGCTTCGGTCGAGCCGCAAAGCGTCAGAATGCCGCCCGGATACGCCTTTTGCAGAATCGTGTTCTTCGAGTCGCGGCTTTTCGGCCCGGCGACCTTGCTGTTCAGCGTCGGGCAATCCCGAATCATCGGCGCAATGCGGAGCTTGGAATACTCCTGCGCGTCAATGGTGGTAGGCTGCACAAAGAGAATGCTGCCGGGGTCTTCGTCAATGATGTAGCCGATGCAGTTGTTGATGAACTCCGACTTGCCGACCTGCGACGCAGCCACCATAACGATGTGCCGTACCTTCGGGTCTGTAAATGCGTCCATAGGGGCGCGCAGA